TAAGGTTAAAGATATGGGTAAGTTCAAAGAAGTGATAGAAGAACATCCTATGTGTGCCGGTTGTGCTATGACTCTATTCATTCGTCTTGCATACATTGGAATGCCTAACCCAGAACATACGATTGTTGTTGGAACAGCTGGTTGTGGTAGACTAGCAATATCACAAGCCTCTGTACCATTTATCTATGGTAACTACGGAGATACCAATGCTGTTGCATCTGGATTGAAACGTGGGTTAGAAGTTCGTTTCCCGAATCAGCAAAAAGATGTTGTAGTGATGGCTGGTGATGGGGGATTGATTGATATTGGATTTCAAGGATTGATGCATAGTTGGTTTCGTAGAGAAAAATTTACGACTATTATGTTGGACAATGAAGTGTATGGTAACACAGGTGGACAAGAAAGTGGTATGACGAATCATGGTAAAGTTCTGAAGATGGCACCTCGTGGTAAGTTCGGAGAGAAAGTAGATGCATTAGGACTAGCCAAAGTTGCCAAGGTAGATTATATAGCACGATTAGCACCAACTAATCCAGCTCGTGTTGCAAGAACTATTAGACGAGCAATTATGGTTGCAAGAGAAGTAGGGTCTAGTTATGTTCAAGCATATACATCTTGCAACATAGAATATTCTATTCCTACACCACTAGTTATGCAAGATGCTTTTGATATAGAGAAAGAACGATATGGATTTGAGGAGATTATCTCTGAACCAGCTAAAGAATATTTACGAGATCATGGAGAAAAAATAAAATGATTGAAATAATTTTGGCAATAGTTTGTCTAGTGTTTATGACGGCTGCTATAGTCTTTGCGTGGAATGACATTAAGGATTATAATGATGAATGATATTGAAAAATATGAAGCTGTTGAGAAGTGCATAGATGAGACTATACGACCTTATCTAGTATCTGATGGTGGGAATATAGAACTTGACTTGGTAGAAGGAAACAGGGTGGTAATATCATTTCAGGGTGCTTGTGGTAGTTGTCCATCTAGTGCAGGTGGTACATTACGAGGTATAGAACGTGCATTGAGACAAGCTGTAGATCCTGAAATAGAAGTAGTACCGACAAACGCATATGATGTACCTCGATTTGGTGGAGAGCATCCATTTGGGGGATTAACTTATGAACAACAAATTGAACTGAGGAGACAAGAACATGGCAACAATAATAACAGATGAATGTATTAACTGCGCTGTATGTGAACCCGAATGTCCAAACAATGCAATAGATGACGGAGAGAATGAAGGATTAGATTACTATTATATTGATCCTGAGTTGTGTACAGAATGTGTTGGATTTCATGGTGAAGAAGCATGTCAAGAAGTATGTCCTGTGGACTGTTGTATTCCTGACGAAGATATAGTCGAGACAGAAGAGGTTCTATTAGCAAGAGCTGTTAAACTGCATCCAGATCAATCGTTTCCGATAATAGAGGCATTGGATGAAACAACATCTATATTTCGTAATCCAAACAGAAAGAACGCAAACTTATAATTATGGCATGGGACAACTGGAAAGCTAGAGAGAAATATGTTAGTGAAGTAAAGAGTAAAACAGGATGGGTTCAGAATAAAGAATGGGCCTTTGCTGCTGCTGGTTACTTACCTCTGTCTCCGTCTATTCTGCAAGAGTTTGAAAAAGATTTGGATAGAGTGTACCATGTTACAGACATCAAAAGCTATTCAAAACTCAAGTCGATACAAGGTAGACGCGTAGACATAGCAACATTCACCAAGGCCTCGCCAGGTATTGTCAAGGGACTTTTGACGGATGGAGAACTTCTAGTTACATTGAAGGGTAAGACTAGTGTTATGTTTGAGGGGGATGTGAATACAGAATTGGATAGAAATGGAATCAGATGGTTGAAGCCCAATGGTAATGTATCACAACGAGTTAATGATATTGTGTATGAGTTTTCCGTGGATATTGGTGATAGAGCCATAAAGAAGTTTGCTATGACTAGAGAAGATCCTACTGGTAAACGATCTAAAGTACCCGCACACATTGCCATTCATAACTGGATTTACGATAAACCCGGTGGTATCAAAAAACAATTCCTCAATTACTATTATGCTGAAGCTAAGAAACTTGTCAATAAAACTTTGATAGATAAATTAAATAAAGCTCTAGGATGGAGAGATCAACAAGGAGTCTGGAATAACATCACACACAATGAGATACTTTTGCATAATTTTACGATACTGAACACGGAACTGATACTCTCAGAAGAAAACGATCGCCAAGAGAAGATGTGGGAACGAGCAGATGCAGCTAATATTCAAGGGTTTGATGTGATAGACGAATGGGACGTATATCAGTTGGGTAAATAAAATATAAATACTTATTAAGAGGTGATATGAAGAAATTTATCCATAGAAATGATATTGGTGATTTTGAAATACCAGAAAGAGTGGAAAAAGATGGTAAGAGATATTATGTAACTCCTGATGGTAACTCCTATCCTAGTATTACATCAATATTATCACAACAAGAAAATCTCGGCCTGCAAGCATGGAAAGAAAAAGTTGGTGAGAAAGAAGCCAAACGTATTTCTAAAGAAGCTGCAAGAATTGGTACGGCTGTACATCAAATGGCAGAGTTTTATTTATCTAATTATACAGTTAAGTTGGATAAAGAAGAAAGGAAGATAATAGATACATTTAATCGTCTACGCTTCCTACTTGGTAATATAAATAATATAGTCGGACTTGAAATTCCATTGTTTTCTGATTTATTGCGTATTGCAGGAACTACTGATTGTATAGCAGAATATAATGGTCAATTATCCATTATAGATTTTAAAACATCACGCAAACCGAAGAAGGAAGAATGGATTGATGATTATTTTATGCAAACATTTGCTTATAAGTTAATGTTTGAAGAAATGACAGGTGTAGAAATAAAACAAATAGTTATCTTGGTTGCTTGTACTGAAACTTTTGATATTCAAGTATTCAAGAAACCAGCAAAAGATGCAGATGAGTGGTTGACAAAATTAATAAACATTATGAAAGAAAATCCACATATAACTGGTATGAAGCATCAACCATTATAAAGGAGAAAAAAAATGGCAGATTTTGATTTAAACAGTATAGATGATATAGATTATAATATGGATTTTGGTTTTACTACTGTTGATGAAGATGAAGTACAGGAGTTTGAAACTGCTGTACAAGAAAAAGTTGCAAAAGCTGTTGGCCATGAATCTGGTGCATTGGAAAGTAAAATTGATGAACTGATTAAGATGCGTAAAGATGATAATAGTTATCAGGTTTTGTTTGAGAAACGAAAAGCAGAATTAGAAGAAGTATATAAAGATCAGATGAAAAAAGTTGAGAAATTAATTTTACCCTTATTATATAATTTGATGAAAAACCCAGAAAATGAATATATTAAGTGGCCAGGAAGAACAACTATTGTTCAAAAACAAATTAATAAAATAGTTGCTATTACTAGAGGAGTTTAACTTAAAGGAGGTTTGTTATGTCTGTTATTTTAGTAGTTGCAGGTCTTGTATTTGGTACTTACTTGTATCAACCAATGTTATTTGATGATGGGCCATATTATTATGTAAGTTCACATAAAACTTCAGCTGAATGTCAAATCGCCAAAGCTGGACATGAATTACATATGCAAGAAGCTATTTGTGTAACTGGTAAATTGTATGTGAAGAAGGAGGAATGATATGTTATATAAGAATTTTATGGGTGGTGTTTGGATGGAATCTGCTTCGGAAAAAACTTTTCAGTCATTCAATCCTGCACATACAGGACAAGAAGTAGGTGAGTTTCAAGATTCTAATGAACTTGACATTAATCAGGCAGTAGCTTTTGCTAAAGATGCCTTCAAGTTGTGGAAGAACACACCTGCACCAAAACGTGCTGAGATTCTTTTTAAAGCTGCACAGATAATGGAACGTGATAAAGAATGTATTGCAAAGGGCATGACTCAAGAGATGGGTAAGATTATTGCCGAAACTAGAGGAGATGTTCAAGAAGCAATTGACATGGCATATTATGCAGCTGGTGAAGGTAGACGATTAGCAGGTGAAACCAATCCATCTGAATTGAAAGATAAGATGGTGATGACTATTCGACAACCAATGGGAGTTATTGGTGCAATAACACCTTGGAATTTTCCAATAGCAATTCCTGCATGGAAAGCGTTTCCAGCATTGGTTGCTGGTAACACAATGGTTATGAAACCAGCAGAAGATACTCCGTGGTCTGTTATTAAGTTGGCAGAAATTTTTATTGAAGCTGGACTACCATCTGGTGTATTTAATGTTGTAACTGGTTATGGCCCAACGGCTGGATTGCCGTTAGCACAACATCCAGATGTTAAAATGTTATCGTTTACTGGTTCAACAGCAACTGGTAAAATTATTGCGACTGCTTGTGCAGAACTTGGTAAACAATATTCACTTGAGATGGGTGGTAAGAATGGTATCATTGTAGATCAAGATGCAGACCTCGATCTTGCAGTTGAAGGAGTTGCATTTGGAGCATTTGGTACTACGGGTCAAAGATGTACTGCTTGTTCCAGAGTATTTGTACATGAAAATGTTAAAGAAGAATTTACTAATAAATTATTAGAAAAAACAAAATCGTTATTTATTGGTGATGGTTTAGATGAAACAGTTAATATGGGTCCTTTGATAAATTCCAAATCAGTAGCTAAAGTATCTAAGTATGTTGATGAAGCTAAAGAACGTGGTGTAACAATTCTTTGTGGTGGAAATACTATTCAAGAACCTACAAAAGATACTTATGGTTACTTTTTTGAACCTACAATTTTTGATGATGTTGATATTAGTGATCCACTTATGCAAGAAGAAATATTCGGGCCAGTAGTTGCCTTGAATACTTTTACAAATTCAAATGAAGCAATCTGGCAAATTAATAATACTGCTTATGGACTTTCAGCAGCTGTTTATACTAGTGATATTAATTTTGCTATGAGAGCATTTCAAGAAATAGAGACTGGTCTTGTTTATGTTAATGCTTCCTGTATTGGTGCAGAGGTGCATCTCCCCTTTGGAGGATTAAAAGGTACAGGAAATGGACATAGAGACGCAGGACAAACCATGTTGGATAACTGTACTGAATGGAAAGTATGTAGCGTGGACTTCTCTGGCCGTATTCAAAAGGCACAAATAGACAACACATAAACCCTTTAAAAATGGGGATTTACAGGTTATGTTTTTCCTTGTATTATAGGCTATTATTTGATATAATAGTAGTATATTAATGATTAATGGAGCATAATTAAGAGGCACAATTATGAGCGATTCAGATTGTCCTTATAAATTAGAACCAAAAATGTATGATACTGTTATGGCGTATTGCCGATCATGTCAAAAAAAACTTGATGTTCCAGTTGCAATAAGTGAGAAGTTAAATAATTATAAAGTTTATTGCAATAATTGTGGTAATACGAATATTATTGAAAATCGCTTTGGCGTTTTTACTATGAAACTCGATTGTTCTAATATGGATGCGGGTATGGATTCTTGGTATGAAAATAATTCATCATCAGACGGTGATGGTCATCCGAGAAAATTCTGAAAGGAGAAGTTATGAAATATTTTATGATGGTGAGTTTAATTTTGCTGTTGGGAGCATGTGGTACGATTCCAACAGTACCAGAAAAACCAAAGGCACTTAGTGAGTATAATGCTCCAAAATGGGTTCATGTCGGTGGTGGTGCGTTTACTGATAAAGATGGTAAAGCATTTTATGGTATTGGTTCTGCTACTGGAATCAAAAACTTTTCACTACAACGACAAGTAGCTGATGATCGTGCAAGAGCTGATCTTGCAAAAGTGTTTGAGTATTACACTCAATCATTAACTAAAGATTATCAAGCTCATACTACTGCTGCTAGTTTTGATTCATCTGTTGAAGAACAGAACTCTGAATCAGCACTTAAGGTTGTAGTCGCAACTACTCTTAGGGGTGTTGTTATTATAGATCATTTTGAGATACCGGAACGTAAAGAAATGTTATCTTTGGCACGTTTAGACTATAATGCTTTTAAGCAGAATGTTGAACAAGCTGAGGAATTTCAAAAGTTACCACCTCAAGTACGAGCTGATATTATAAAACGTGCTGATAAGTTGCATGAAGAAATGGAAGAAGATGCGTTAAAACTAGAAGAAGGACGTAAGTTTTTTCCTGATTATGAATAATCTTTGATTTGGAGATTTTATCATGCATTACATAATGTTATTTTTGATAATGTTGTCTGGTTGTGCCACAACAATGCCCATGAGTGATACTCATTTATTTGAGTCAGAGGTGGGGGCTTTAACTTCTACGCCGGCACTAGAGAAGCCAGTTGGTGTCTCTCAAAAGGAGAAACAACTAGACAATTCTCCGAAACCACTCGGTTGGGTATTGGGTAGAGAACATAAACACTATGCTCATTCTCAATACTTAGTCGGGGTTGGTTTTTCCAAAGAGAATACAGTATCAGCAAGTGAGTCAGCAAGGGCAGAGATAGCAAAGAACATTCGTTTTAAAATAGCTAGTGTAATGAAAGATTATATTAGTAATGATGGTTCTTTTGTTGAAAGTTTTATACAAATAGAAACCGATGCTCTTTTAGAGGGTGTTGAAATAGTAGATGGTTGGTATGATGTTGAAAAGAAAGTTTATTATTCTTTTGCAGTAGTTAAGCGTAAAACTGTATTAGCAACTGTACAAGCTCAAATTGATGAAGTAGCATCAAATGCTAGTTTGACTATGGAACAAGCTGATGAGTTTTTGAAAAATGGTGATGTACTTAAATCTCTTGTATATTATTATGATGGATTTAATGAGAGTTCTAAATTATTACCATATATAAGAACTTATAAAAGTGTAAGTTTGTTTCCAGAACTTCCACCTATATCATCTAATATTCCATCAACAATAGACTTTAAAGAGAAAGTGCAAGCTATTGTTGGAAATATTGAAGTAGAAAAGGTTAAAAGTAGTAAATATATTAACGGCGAAGTATCATTTGCTGTTGTTATTTCTTATTATGGTAAACCTTTACGAAATTTACCAATTAAATTTCATGGTAATTCGTATCGTTTTATTAGTCGAGTATTAAGTGATGAACTTGGTTGGTGTGAGGTAAAGACAACTAGTTCTAAGATTTTAAATGACAAAAATTTTGCTGTTGTTAAAGCTGAAGTGGATTTGTTTGCTCTTGCAAAACGATTTAATTATAAACTCAAGAAAGATTTGTTTGGCCGTTTAGATACATTAGATGTTACATTCAAAAAATTTAGAGAGTATGATTTTCAGTTTTATTTAGATAAAGAGCAAGTTAAAATTGGAGAACAAGTAGTATTTTTTGTAAAATCTGATGTGTCTGGTTTTTTAACAATTCATTCACAAAAAGTAGTGGATGATACACCATCAAAAGTATTTCCTAATAAATACTTAAAAGATAATTATATTCAAAAGAATAAAGTATATAATATTGGCGGTGTTGGTTATCCATTTCATTTTCAGATAAAGGGTCCTGAAAGTCAAGAAGTTGTTAAAGCTGTCTTATATAAAGATGAAGATTTGACTGAGGTTCTAAGTAAAAGAACATTTAATTATGAAGTAGTGAAAGGAGATTAATATGTTAGAAGGTATTGCTATAGGTATTGGTATTTATTTAATTCTTGGTTATGTTATCTCACCCTTATTCTAAGGAGTACAGATGAAACGCTTGTTTAAAGTTGGAAAAGAATATTTTGAAAAGAAATCTGATGCAAAAGCATATCGGAATAAGATGGAAGGCTATACACCAGTAATTGATAAAGAAACTGGTAAGTACCCAGATCATAAATGGAAGTATGAAGTTAAACGTGGGCCAGATCATTGGAAAGGATTATCAAACTAATGTTTCCAATTTTTGGCTTGTCAAATAAAGATGGTGAACCAGGTTTGATTGGTATATCGGGTAAAGCTGGTGTTGGTAAAGATACACTTGGTAGATATTTGTGTGATCGTTATCGTTGTTTGCATTATTATTTTGCTAAGCCCCTTAAAGAGGGAGCAAAGATCATGTTCAATCTAACTGATGAACAGATAAAAGATAAAGAGGAAGTAATTGAACCTTGGGGAATGTCTCCGAGAAAAATTTATCAGTTACTTGGTACTGAAGTTGGTCGTGGTATTGATGTTAATATTTGGGTTAAGAATGCTGAGATGTTTGTCAAACAACATCCTGGCTGGACAGTTGTTATTACTGATGTTCGTTTTGATAATGAAGCTTATTGGATACGCAATCGGGGTGGAATTGTTATAAATATAGTCAGAGATAAGGATGATATTGAGGAAAATACACATTCAAGTGAGAGTGGTTTAAGACCAGAGAATATTGATTTGATTATTAAGAATAATGGTACAAAAGAAGAAATGTATGAACAATTTGTGGTGTGATGATATGAAAGAAAGTATATTGTGGATTTTTTTGATAGCTTTTGGTATTACTGCTGTATTAGTATTTATATTTACAATTTTTATTTTATAATTGCTGTATAATCTTAGAGTGAAAGTTTTTCTGGACGCGGGGGCAGATCCCGCCGCCTCCACCAATTCTAAAGGCCTACTATAATGAATTACCAAATTAAGGGGGGCGAACTAGTTTCGACAGGATGATGGAAACTATAGGACAGCACGGAGAAGCATGATGGCTCCGTTATCAATTATGCACACTACAAATGCTAATGATTACGATTTAGCGTTGGCTGCATAGTCAGTCGGAGTCCGAGGGTACTTGGCAACAGAAACCCTCACCTTTTTCCTTGTATTTGTATTCTCATTATGTTATAATGAGATGTTTGTTATGATGAATGAGTAGTAGTATCTTCATCATGTTTTTGTTAATCTTCTTAAGGAGATGTTTATGGGTATGAGTACAAAACACGGTCAACCACGAATTGGCCGAAAGTATGCTCGCAAGATGACTCGCGCAGAGTGTGAGCTTACAGATTTGCCTCGTTGGGTTCGGATTTATACGAGCCCTGCAACTGGTAATGTTGCGTTTAAGAACGCAGACATTGTTGGTGGCGCAAAGACTGTTAATGCTATCCGCAAGAAACTGAATAAGTTTTGGGCGTAGTATAGTATTAAATTCCCGGTGGTGTGGGGCTTCGGCCCCCACCTTTTTTTTGTTTATAAATATTATTATGAAATGGACAAAAGAACATTTAGTTGAAGGAGGACAAGATGATCCGGAACCTCCTTCGCCAAATTCAAACAAGTAAATATGCACACATACTGTTTAAAATTTATATAGTTTGGTGTGTAGTAGCTGATATTACATTATTGGGTGGTATTATTTGGGGTTTTATTTATTTTTGGTAATGTTATGAAAAAATTTATTTTGATGTGTTTGGTTTTGGTATCATGTGCTGCTTTTAATAGGGTAACTTATGAACCAAATTCTTATGATTATCAAGATGAAGTTAGATGTCTGGCCCAAAACATTTATTTTGAAGCTAGAGATCAATCTACTAAAGGACAGATTGCAGTTGCACTTGTTACAATAAATCGTGTAAATAGTAGACGATTTCCGAATAATATATGTAAAGTTATTCGTCAAGCGAACCGATATAGTGATGGTAGGATAAAAAAACATAAGTGTCAGTTTTCTTGGTATTGTGATGGTAAGTCAGATAAACCAAAAGACCAGTTAGCATGGAAGATTTCTTTGTTGATTGCAAGAGCTATGTTACAGAAGCCGGGTGTTAGTATTAAAAGGTATGGAGAACATTGGGAGATAGAAGATTTCTTACATGGTTCAACACATTATCATAGAGTTGATGTTAATCCGTACTGGAATAATAGAATGATTAAAGTGATGACGATTGGGGATCACATATTTTGGAAAGATTATCTAAATGAATAAGGAGGAAGTAGATGTCAAACAATAAGGCCTCAGAAAAAAAAGCAGAAGTTACCCAACCGTCAGTCGAAGAATGTGGTATATATCTTCTGATGGATGAAATATCAGAAAGTAGTTGTAAAGACGCAATATCATTTATTATATCAAAGAATTTAATGAGGCCATATCCAAAGTATTTACAGTTAGTAATTAATTCTGGAGGTGGTGATTTACAAGCAGCTTTCGCACTTATAGATACAATGAAAGGGAGTGCAATTCCAGTTCGTACAGTTGGACTTGGTTGTGTAGCATCAGCTGCCGTATTGATTTTTATATCTGGTGCAAAGGGACATAGAATATTAACTCCAAATACTTCTGTATTATCACATCAGTTTTCATGGGGGACTTATGGTAAAGAACATGAATTGTTTGCAACAGTTAAAGAATATGAATTAACAACTAAACGTATGATTAGTCATTATAAAAAATGTACTGGTTTGAATGAAAAGAAAATAAGAGAGTTTTTGTTACCAGCACAAGATGTTTGGTTGAGCGCAACAGAAGCAAAAAAGCTTCGTTTATGTGATAGTGTTAAAACCGTTTACTAAAGGAGGCCAGGATGAAAATAACAATGAGCGATACCGTAATGAAAGATGGTAAAATTGTTAATATTGTAGGCAAAGAAGAAGAAAGTGTGCCTATAATTATTTCTGATTCAATTCCAATGTTTATTAAAGATGAAAAAGGAAGATGGATTAAAAATCCTGAATATATTGAATGTAATAATTAGTTATGTCCATAGATATAAATTTAAAAATAGAAGAAGTAGTAAAGAAAACAGAAATATCTTATCTGGATGCAGTTCTTGAATATGCTAATAATGCTGGTCTTGAACCAGAAGCAATGGCAAAGATGTTGAACCAATCCATTAAAGATAAAATAGAAGTTGAAGCACAAGAGCTTCATATGTTGAAAAAGACAGCAAAGCTTCCAATATAAGAAAGGAGTGGATGGTCAATTTGGGTTAAGGGGTTGGGTAATGATTTCATGGTGAGATCAGGAAGCTGATATATGATGATACTAAGTAATATAACAATATAACGTAATAAGGAGTAATACTTATGGCAAGTTTTAAAGAAATGAAAAAGAATCGTATGGCTAATTTGGAATCTCTTTCCAAACAAGTCGAGAAACTCGCAGAAAAACCTTCCTATGAAGATGATCGAATCTGGAAACTAGAACGAGATAAGTCTGGTAATGGTTATGCAGTAATTCGTTTTCTTCCCGCAGCACCAAAAGAAGATGTACCTTGGGTTCGTGTTTGGACACATGGTTTTAAAGGACCCGGTGGTTGGTATATCGAAAACTCTTTAACCACTCTTGGTAAAGATGATCCTGTTTCAAAAGCAAATACGGCTTTGTGGAACTCTGGTATTGATTCAGATAAGAACATAGCTAGAGAACGCAGACGTAAACTTAACTACTATTCAAACATTTATGTTGTTGAAGATAGTATGAATCCCGAAAACGAAGGTAAAGTTTTTCTATTCCGTTATGGTAAGAAAATCTTTGAAAAGATTACTGGTGTTATGAATCCAGAATTTCAGGATGAGACACCACTAAATCCTTTTGACTTTTGGGAAGGTGCAAACTTTAAAATCAAGATGCGTCAAGTAGATGGTTTTCCAAACTATGACAAGTCTGAGTTTACTGATCCGTGTCCGTTGGATAAAGATGAAAAGAAGATGGAAGAAGTTTGGGGTCAACAACATTCATTAAATGATATTATTGCAGAAAAGAACTTCAAGCAGTATGCAGAACTTGAAGCTCGATTCAATACAGTAATTGCACATGAAGGGAAAGAGTTTGTTGGTACTATTGAAGAAAGTACAGATGATCCAGTTGCTACTGGTGAAAAGACTGATGATACTTTGGATTACTTCAAGAAGTTAGCAGAACAAGAGTAATTGTGGAGTTGCATTAACCACCAAAGCGATCCCAACTATTTGTATGTCGATGGCTGGGTATTGGTTTGCCTCTTGTAGGTGCAACACCACTAACATATGTTAATGGGTTTGATTGTACAGATGAATTAGTTGTTTCATTTGAAATAATTACAGGCGATGCTTGGGGAGTTGCTCCGAGTGTCGCCTTATCTGTATGAACTTGATTCATAGTATCCATTTTTGCAGCTGGTGTTTCTTTTGGTACAAGTTCTTCAGCAGGTTTTTCAGCAGACCTAGCTCCCATGTGATCAATGAAAGCTTTACTTTGCATATCTAATCCACCAGAAGGAGTTAGCATTTTTTTTGCACCCGGAACTTTACTTAAATCAGCAGGACCTTTAAGTCCACCTGGCAGTTTCTTAATTTGCTCTTCAAGTTGTGTACCTTTTAATGCTTCTAAAACTAGTTCGCGTTGGGGTCCTCTAAGTTGTTTGGCAACTTTTCTTGCAATTTTCTCTTTGACCCATTTTCTTTTTGCCTTTTTAAATCTTTCCTCTTTGAGCTGTACATATTTTATGACAGTCTTTTGTATTTTTTCTTCTTTTGTTCCGACATCTACCCCAGTTTGATACTTAATTTGACCAAATGGTTTGCCTTGTTTTTTTCTTGCTGTGTCATCTCGTTTGATTTCATCATCTGCCCAATCATCATCATCCCAACCTTCTTCATTTGGCATGAGACCTGTTGCTGTTGGTATCTTAGTTTTAAAAGTACTTCTAGGTGGTGTTTTGACAGCTTTTGTTTGTTTATCAGAAGATTTATCAGTCGAAATGGTTACTGTCCCAACGTCTTTTTCAAG